CTGCGATTGACCCGGAGACGAATGTGCCGCTCATATGCCACCGTAGCCGAGCTGCGCCGGATATCCGCCGCCCCCACCGCCACCACTACCTGCCGGACCTTGCGCTCCCGGTGGGCCCATGTCGCCTTCGTTGCCATCTTCTGCCAGGAAGAACAGCGCAGGACCTGCTATGCCAGGCGAGCCCGACGGCCCCGTTGCTCCGGTGGCGCCGGTCGGTCCCGTGGCGCCAGGCGGCCCAGGCGTGGCCTGCAGGCCATCTTCTCCGTCCTCACCGAGCGCGAAGATGATACCTCCACCACCGCTGCCGCTACCTGGTTCGCCTTGCGGCCCCGTATCGCCTTTGACACCCGGGAGCCCGGGCTCGCCATCCTCGCCGTCATCCCAGAACATTACCGGCGGACCGACGATCTGGTTTCCCTGGATCTGCTCGCCGTGCAGCGGAACGACGTCGAGGCCGCCTTCTGCATTGCCGATCAGGATGTCGCCGGCGTCATACGATGTGTGGCCTGTGCCGCCGTATGCGGTCTCAACGGTCTCGCCTTCCCATGTCGCATCGGTGATGATGCCATCCTGGTCGACGGCGAATACATCCGTGTAGCCGGCGGTTCCGATCTGAACACTGAGAACCCATGTGACCGTGCCTGGCGCGCCGGGACGCACGCCGGCAACGAATGACGCGCCAGCAGACTTCGTGCCTTGCCATCCTTGTCCGGTCCACTGCAATAGCGGCGACCACTGGTTGACGCTGGCCGTCGCCGGATAGTTGTTCTCTAAGCTGATCTGCGGGAACAGCGCCTCTTTGATGTTGTCCGTATCGAAGATGTGCGGCGACGTCCACACCGGCTGGATGTCCTGGGCGAGCGCCGGCGCACTATCAGACCGCAGCGCCGTTGTGGCCGATCCATCGACAGGCGATAGACCGACGAGCGCCGTGGGGTCGGCGAACTTCGTGCCGCTGCCGCCTGATTGCGCTTGCGCCAACGCGGAGTTGACGGCAGACGCCAGCGCACCGATTTGCTGCGCGAGACGGTTGAGCGCCTGCGCGCGTACGGACGCGGAATCGTCAGATGAGAACTGGATTGTTATCTGGGTCAATCCCTGTGCCATACGGCTATCTCTCGCCGTCGTCTTGAGTACCAAAAGTGAAATCGGCTATACGCCAGAATGACCCCACCGTATTACTCCCATACGTAAAGTTCGCCAGCTTGCCGCGTGCTCGCACTGACAACAGATCAGCCGTAGGCGTGATGATATATGGTCCTTTGGTTATGTAGGCGTCGCGCGGGTAGCGCTTCGTCTTGATGGTCATGTACATGTTGCCGGTAAGCTCGATAATGTCGAGCACGACAAACGACAAATGAATCTGCTCAGCGCCTTCGTTATAGGCAAGTCCGCGACCCGGAGTGATAGCGCCGTATGGGCTGCGCTGGATGGTCTGGATGTCATATGTCTGCACCCATGAGTTCAGCGCGGTCGTCACGCCGTTCAACACCTGATCGACGCCATTCTCGTGCTGCCACACATTGCCGACGGCATCCATGGCCAGCGGGTAGTTGTAATACTGCGACGTTACCGTGGCCGCGGTGCGCTGCAGTTGCCCGAATGACCAATGCTTATCTCGGTAATTGTAGATGACGTAGCTGTCGTTCTCGGTTGCTGTCGCGCTCGGATAGAACCACCAGACCTCAGACCATTGGTCGTTGTACCAGCTAGTGACCTTATCGGTCAGCGCGTAGTTGAAGTTGTTGAAGACCTGCGCCCAGACGTCGCACGGTATCTCTTTGAGCACGCCGTCGAAATTGTAGAACTTTCTCAAGCCCATAACGTAGATGTCGTCGCCGACAGGTATGGCAGCATTCGGGCTCAGAATCGTCGTCTTCTCGCCGAGCTGTTCGCTGCCGTATACGCTGGTAGCGTTACTGGTCAGCAAATACGGAGCCGTGTCGGTCTGCAGATAGACGCCGGTTCGCGTGTTTTTTCCTGTGACTATCTTAGATCCAGAAGACAGGCGGCCGGTGTATGCCGAGTTGGTATCTGTAGGCGTGAAGTCCGTATAGTCGTCGGTGTCAGAGATGGCGATGTACAGGCCGTCGTTGATGCCGTCGTGGCTTGCGCCAAGGCATATTAACTGCTGGTTGGTCGGGCTAACGAGCGTCCACCACGTATTGACTGGAGCGCCAGGATTATTCGGGTACTGCGGATTAGTGCTGATCGACACGGCTCGCGCATTGGGTCCGGTCGATCTGTTCCAATAGTACACGCTACCGTCGCGGATGCTGGCCATCAGTCCCTGGCCCCAGTTGTCTAGAGCCCATAGGCGAACTGGCTGCACCATGCCGGCTTCGTTTGCCGGATAAGTGCCTTGCTGAGCCACACCGGTATTGGCCGGCGTCAGTGCGCCGGTGTATGCAACAGTGATTGTCTGGCCGGTCGAGTTGCTTAAGGTGATGCTGCCTGGATAATTGAATGTCAGCTTAGTGGGTGTCCATGTGGCGCCGCTCGCGGTTGCCGGCTCGAACACGGTTGCCGTCACGTCTGTCGTTCCGGTGATGGCATTGATGGCAGCCGCCACCGCGGCCAAATCGTCTGCAGCGACCCCATCGGTTTCGATGCTATCTGTCGCCGTACCGTTGATGACGATGGTTCCGGTCTGGCTGGCGACACCAACGTACTGCGTGCCGCCTACGGTATTGACTGTGCCAGCCGAAGAGCGCGGTGTTCCCCATGTGTCCTGGCTCCATACGCCAGATCCCCAACCATAGTAGAAGCCAGGACTATCTAGCCCAGCCGTGATGTCATATAGCAGCGTGATCAAGCCGCCGCCACCGGCGCCGGTACCGGTTGCCGTCTGGTGTGCGGTAACCGTGATCGTATTGGTGGAGGCGCCAACGACTTCGTACTGACCATTGAGCGTGATGCCTTCGTATGCCTGTGCGCCGTTGATGTTGACGTAGTCACCAATCGTGGCGTTGTTCAACGGGTCTGTGATGACGACCTCGGCGCTGTTGAGTGTCGTCGCGATGGCGTTGGTCAGTCCAACTTGCCGGCGCAGCGGCGTGATGTCGTATAGCTGATTCAAGCTGAGCAGATACAGCTTGGATGCCGTACCAATGCCGATCCATTCCTGGCCGTTCAAATCATCCCAGGCGTGAGCTGCGCGTGGCACCCCGATGATGCCGTACGTGTATCCGCCAGCATCTGTGATGGTGCCGTACTCAGCATTGACCCATCCGCCGATCTTCTGTGGCCGCCCATCCCAGAAGCGAACCAGCTGGCCATTGATATAACGCGGCGCGTTACCGGCGAGATCACCGTTGCTAGTGTTGCCGGTTAGTGCCTGCCGCGCGCTGAACTCAGTGAACAAGCCTGGCAGCGGCTTCACGGTGATATGTGAGACCTCTGGCTGGTTTTGCATTATAAATCAATCACTTAATTGTTTGTTCTTAGCCCAATTACCAAGAGCGATCAGGTCATCTCACCAGATAGGCCAGTTCTGCGTACCACTCCCGGCGTAGTTTGAGCCGTACGTTGGCACCGTCTCGCCGAATGCATTGAAGGCCTGGTTGTTGTTATTCACCCCCCAACCACCAACGCCGCCGTCGCTATTGGTGTCCAGAGACACCAGCGTGCCGCCAGTTGGCGTGCCTCCGTCTGTGCCGGCTGATCCCAATGTTCCGCCGGACCCGCCGTCTGCTGCCGCACCAGTTCCAGATACATCATCACCGGACCCGCCATTCATGGCGGTATTGTTCCCGTTTCCGCCATTGATACCGGGCGATGCATCCTGCCCAGATCCGCCGGCAGCCAAATCACCAGCACCGGAGCCGTTTACCCTGACCTGAGTAGCGCGCCCACCACGGCCACCAAACGCGCCGAGACCGCCGCCGCCGCCGCCACTTGAGATGGTTGTGTTTCCGCTAGCCGAGTACCCGCCGCCACCGCCGCCGCCACCACCGCCAGATATCACACCATTGTTGAAGATGTTGAATGTGATGCCGGCTCCTGGGCCGATAATGGCAGTCCCGCCGTGTTCGCCTGGCTCTGGGTCGTAACCAACCGGACCAAACTGGGTGTTGACGCCGACACCATAACCGCCTGCGCCACCGCGTCCTCCAGCCCCGAGTATCGTGCCATTGTTGGTCAGGTTAACAATTGCTCCGCTAGGCGCGTTACTGCAGTTGAGTGCCGCCGTGTTGACGCCGCTTGCCGATACCGTAACGCCGGCAGCTACTTCGATGTTGATTGTCGGAGTTCCGGTAAAGGTTCCTGGGATTGACCAGTCGACCGTATTCTGCGAGATCACAATGGTTGAGCTGGTGGTGCCAGAGCTGTTATACCCCTGCGTGATATCCGCATACCAAGATGCCGCCGCGGCGTCCCACGTCATCTCAACGATGTCTACGGCATTTCCAACCGAGCTTAATACTGGCGGGGCGCCCCCGGCCCACACCACATCTGATGGCCAAGATATCGTGCCATCTCCGTCGCTACTCTGCTGGATGACGAACCTGATTGTTTGGCCGTCCAGCTGGGTAGTGCTGTTCGTAATAGACAGCGTCGTACCGGTCGGAGACGTACCAAAGATCATGTAGAAGTTGTTCGACTCGCTTGGGTCGATGGTCGTGTCGGCGCCGTATCCAACCTGGACAAACGGCACGGCTTGGCCGGCCATGAATGCCTGGTATGCCTCAAGGCTTGCGGCAACCGTAGGCGGCAGGCTTGCGCCGTACATGTTGGCGTTGCCGTCGCAATAGATGACCTGCACGCCAGACAGGCAGATGTATGTCGCAACGCCGGCCGCCGTGGTTGCGGTGATCGTATAGCCG